TCCCCGATGTCGTCCAGCGCCCGCAGCCACTGCCGGCCCGAGAAGTTGGCCGTCTGCGCCTGGTTGCCCTTGCCAATGGCCGCGTCCTTGAGCTGCTGCACGATGGTGCCGCGCACCGCCTCCAGGGCGGGCTGGCTGCTGCCGATCTCACCAGCCAAGCGCTGCACGTCTTGCAGGCCTGCGGTCTTGCTCAGGATGTTGTTGCGGATCCAGGTGTCGGCGTTGGCGCCCTCCACGGCCGACTGCACGCCGGGCGTGCTCTCTTGCCAAGTGCGCCAGCCACGGTTGGCTGAGCGCGCCTGGTTCAGCGCATCCATCAGCGCCGCGGGGCCTTGGTCCGCCGCCGCCATGGCTTGACCCTGGGCGCCAGTGACCAGCTGATTGCCGCCGAGCACGGTCTTGGACGGCATCACCGCGTCACTGTCCAGCACGTTGCGAATGGTGGACAAGGCGTTTCTGGTGCGGCCGTCCGCGCGGCGCATGGCGTCGGCGATGTCGGACTTCAGCTCGTCCAGCACGTTGACGTTCCAAGGCACGTCGTAGGTTCTGCCCTCGCGCGTGACCGTGCCCTTGCTGATGGTGTCGAGCTTGGCCATGATGTCCGCCGGCACCGAGCCCAGGCGGTTGGCCTTGATCAGGTCGTCGTAGACCTGCTGGATGACGCCGCGCTCCAGCGGGATGTCGCCGCCGGCCATTTGGTTGGCGCGGTTGTAAAGGCCAGCCTTGTTGGCCTCAAGCTGCGCATTGCGGCTCAGGATGGGCGACATGGCCGTCTGCCCCGCCCCAAAGGCATCATTGACCGGGCGGAAGCCCTCCACGGCGTTCAGCAGGGTTTGGTTGTTGCCTTGTGCGATCTGCGGCAAGCGCGCGTCCCGGTTGCCCGTGGCGGCGGCCATCCGCATGGCGTTCTGCTCTTGCGTCACGTCGAAGGGGTCCAGCGTCAGCCGGCCCCGCGTAGGCGTCAGCCCGAGACGCCGGTAGTCGGCCAGCCGGGCCAGTGCGTCCTCGTTGAGCGAGCCGCCGGCCTTCAAGGCTTGGCGCACATCGTCCATCAGCGACTGCCGCAGCGCCGGGGTGATGCTGGCCGGGTCAATGCCTTGGTTTTGCAGGGCGATGGTGATGCGCCGCTCCACGTCCGCCGGCGCGGTCTTGGGCGTGATCAGGTTGCTCAGCGCCGAAGCACCGGTGCGCGCTGCGCCCAGCGTGCCGGCCGCGCCCAGGCCGCCCAGCACCGAGGAGACCATCTGGCCCCCAAAGCCGGCGCCGTTTTCCGCCGCTTGCTGCCCTGCCAAACCAGATCCCGTGCCCGCCACGGTCTGCATCAATGGATCCGCCCCCAGGCGGTTGAACACCTCGCGCGTGGTGCCGGTGCTGACCTTGCCCGCCTGGTTGGCGAGCCCCGCGCCCGTCAGCGCGCCCAGGCCCGTCTCCACGCCTTGCGACACGATGCGTTGCGTGGGGGTGTCCGGTTGCGGCAGGCCGATCTGCGTGAGCAAGCGGTCCAGTTGCGGCAGTTGCTGCTGGAAGCGGTAGCCCCGGCCTTCACCAAGCGCCAAGTCCTGCGCCTTGTTGGCCACCCCGCCCACGGCGTCCACAAACATGGCCGGCAGGGACGCGGCGGCCTTGATGCCAGAGCGGGCGAACAGGCCGGCTTGGGAGGCAAGGTCGTTGTTGCGCGTCTTGGCCACATCGAAGGCCCCTTTGCGCAGCGCTGCGGCCATCTCCTGCTCGGACATGCCATCTGGGAACTCCACCACCTGCCCGAAGGCTTCCACGTACTGCGGCATCTCAGCCCCCTACATCTTCGAACTTGCCGGCGCTCGGGTTCCAGCGCTTGGTAGGCTTCGGCGCAGGCGCTGGCGGCGGCACGGCTGTTGCCTTCTGGCCGGCGGCAAAAGCAATGTCCTGCACCGCTTGCTGCCGCATGCGCTGCTTCTGTTCGATGACGTCGGCGGAGTCACCCGGCTGCGGGAAGAACGTGCGCACGTTCAAGATCACTTCGTCTTTGGTGGCCGCCGCGCCGGTCTTGAACCGCAGGAAAGACTCGGACCATTGCTCTTGTGCCTGACGGGCGCGCTGCGCTGCAGGCGAGGCCGCAAAGTTGGTGAGCCCGCCCGCCAGCGACACATCCACCTGGCTCCACGTTTTGGTTGGGTCAATCGGGATGCCGCCCAACTCTTTCTCTGCCGCCTTCATCTGCGACATGAACGTGGCCGCTTTGGCCTGGGCCTCAGTGAGCGCGCTGTCTTTCTGCGGCGGCTTCACGCCTGGCACGATGTTGGGCTGGCCGCCCGCCTTGTCCGGCTGGAAGAACACCGGGTTGCCCGCCGTGTCCATGCCGGCCACCGGCGCCCCGTAGCTGACGTTGACGCCGGGAGGCACAAGCTGCTTTTTTGCGTCAATCAGCGGCTTGTTGGGCACCAGTTGGCCGCCGGGGCCAGGCACCAGCAAATCGGCCACCGGGTTGCTCTGGCGCGGAAGCACAGTGCCGGGCGCGGTGGCGAACGGGTCCACCGCCCGGCCGTCCACAAACTCGACCCTGGTGCGCGGCACCAAGTCGGAGTAGTTGTTGGTAAGCGCAAACTTGCGCACCGACTCTGGCGTGAAGTCCTTGGGGTCCACCTTGCCAAACGGGTTTTCGGTCTTGGCAGGCATGAGCGCCTGGATCTCCTGCAGCCCCAGCCCCGCGCGCATGGCTTGCGGCACGCTCACCGGCATGGCAGGCCCCGCGTTGGCGTCAATGCTGTCCAGATACGAGCCGCGGGCTTGCTTGGCGGCGGCGGCTTCTTCACGCGCCCGTGCCGCATCGGCCATTCGGCCCTCCAGCTCTCGCAGCTGCAGCGCCCGCTGCGCCATGATGGCCCGGCGCTCCTCCTCCTCTTGCTGCGCCCGCTTGGCCGCGCCCAGGGTCGCGCCGTAGGCGTTCAGGCCGCCGGCCAGGCGCTGCATGGTGTTGCCCTGCCCACCCAGCAGGCCGCCCGCGAGCTGCAGCGCGGCCATCGTCTTGGGGTCGTCCCAGCTGGTGCCCAGAATGTCCAACAGTCCCATGCTTACCTCCGGAAGGGGTTGCCCGCCACGCCGCCACCCAGCAGACCCTGGCCGACGTTCATCATGTTGGTGTAGCCCTGCGCGTAGGCCGGGTTGAGCAGGTAGTTCTTCTGCATGTCGATGCCTTGGCGCTGCAGATCATTCAACCCGCCGGTGGCCATCTGGTCGTTGAACAGCTTGGTGGCCGAGCCCAGCAGGCCGCCCGTGCCGTCAGGCCCGTAGACGTAGTTGGCCAGTCGCGGGTCCATGTCCTTGGTGGTGGTGGCCGTGGTGTCCTTGCCCCCGGAGGTGCCGCCCAGCACTGCGCCGGCGATGGGCAGGGCGTACTTGAGCAGGCTGCCTGCAGCGCCCGCGCCGGCCGCCGAGGTCAGTGCGCCAGCACCGGCGCCGGCCAACGTGCCGGCAGCCGCTGGGCCAAACTCCAAGCCCGCACCCGCGCCGATGGTGGCTGGGTTGAACAGCCCAGACGCTGCGGCCGAGGCGTTGAAGCCGTAGCCGGCAGTGCCCAGGCCGGCCTCAATGGCCGCAGGTGTAAGCGCCGAACTCAACGCCGTGCCAGAGCCCAGCAAGCCGCCGGCGCCTGTAGCAGCGGCATCAAATGCACCCATCGCCGCGGCTTCAGCCCCGGTGAGGCCCACGGTCGAGCCAGCCCCTGCCGCAGCCGCTTCCCCGCCCAACATGGGCAGGCCGTAATACATCGCGGCCATGGCGGCGGCCGCTTTCAACGCATTACGCACTTTGCCCATGTCGGACGATGAGCCCCACTCTGGCGTTAAGTAGTTCTGGCCTTGCGCGTCCGTGCCGACCTTGTAGGACACGTTGCCGTCGCCGCGGGCGCTCCAGCCGATGCGGTTGCCGTCTTGTAGTTGGTCGCTTACTTTGGAGCCGTAGGTGTTGTCGTTGTTGTAGTCGCCGGCAAAGCCGATGCGCTTGTCGCCAAACGTGGCCTGGCCGTTGTCAAGGCCGATCTGCGACACGTCGGTGATGCCGCGATTGAGCAGCAACGTGGCCAGCTCTTGGGCGCGGTCAATGCCGCCCTGGCTCCAATCGCCTCGGCTGCCGTACAGCGCCCGAATCTGCGCCGTCAGGGCTTGCAGTGCTTGTTCGTTCATAAGACCCTCACGGCTTGTTGAAGATGTTGTAGAGCTGAGCGCCCACCAAGGCGCCACCTAAGCCGCCAGCCAAGGCGTTGCCTGGCGTGTTGGTGGAGGTGTTGCCAAAGCCGGTGAAGGGGCTCACCGTGTTGGTGTAGTTGCCCACCACGTTCCACGGCGCTTGCTGCTGCGTCAGGCCCAGGTTGTAGAGGCCCTGGCCTTGCTGCTGCATGCCGGTGTTGCCCTGCTGGAACAGGTTGGCGCCCAGTTGCGTGGCTTGCAGATCCTGGCCGCGCTGGTTGGTGTAGAAGTTCTGCAGGCTGTTTTGGTAACCAAGGCCGAGGTTGCCCATGCCCAGGGCGTAGTTCTGGTCTTGGCCGTAGCGCTGATTGGCCAGCCCACCCATCCCGAGCGCAAAGTTCTGCGCGCTGTTCTGGAACCCCAGCCCCAGGTTGCCCAAGCCCATGTTGTAGCCTTGGTCGGCCTGGTACTTCTGCAGGTTGCGCCCCATGGCGTTGTTGTAGTCCTGGCCGTACAGGTTGGACAGCGCGCCCGCCAGCCCGGTGTTGGCATCCTTCAGCGCGTTGGCCTCGACCACGCCCTGGCGAGATCCGCCGTAGCCGCCCGCCGCGATGGCCGCGCTGCCGATGCCCGGCAGGATGTTGCGCTGCAGGTTGTCGGTGACTTGCTGGCGGATGGTGCCCGCCATCTCCCCGAGGTAGGGGTTGGGTGTGTACGTGAAAGGGTTGCCCAGGGTCTGGGGGGTGTAGGGATTGGCCGCACCACCTGCAGCGCCGCCAGCCGCGCCGCCCGCTGCACCACCTGCAGCGCCGCCAGCGGTGTTGCCGCGCTGGGTGGTGGCCAGGTTGGTCAGCGCCTGCCAGTCGGCGTCAGTTTGCTGGCCCAAATTGTTGTTGACGTTGGTGCGTAACTGCGCGTCGGTCAAGCCGTTGCTCAGGCCCAGGTTGTAGACCTGCGCCTTCTGCTCGGGCGTGAGGTTCTGCGCGTAGCCTTGCAGGGCTTTCCAGTCGGTGTCGGACTGCATGCCAAACAGACCGCTGGCCTCCATGCGGATCTGCTCGTCAGTCTTGCCGCCCGCCAGCCCGCCCAGATAGGCCTGCGCTTTTTGCTGCGGGGTCAAGGCTTGCAGGTTGGCCAGCTGCTGCGGCGTCATGCTCTGCTGCTGCGCCAGGCCCTGCAGGTAAGACCAGTCGCCCGCCGACTGCGCGCCAAACTGCCTCTCTGCGGCCTGGCGGATGGCCGCGTCGGAATAGCCCGCCCTGAGCAGTCGGTTGTACTCGCCCGCCTTGCCCGCGGCGCTGGTCATGTTGGCGGGATTGAATGTGATTGCCATGTCGTTACCCCAAGAAGCGCCATGCTCCGGCGCGGTATCCATAGAAGCCTGCCCCGCTGCCGGGGTTCCAACTGGTGCCGTCGGCCAGCACCAGCATGCCGTCCCGGGGCTTGGCGGGCGCCACGTACAGCATCTCCAGGCTCAAGAACGGGTTGCCCTCTAGCGAGGCGCGGGCCAGGTTGATGAGCTCTTGCTGCAAGAACTCCGGCAGGTCCGCCGGGTTGGCCGGCACAGCACGCGGTTGGTACATCAGTACGCCCCCGTGCTCACCACGTCCAGGTCAAATGACCGGACGCGAAACGGCAAGCTGCCCGAGAACTCCACCGCCAGAAAGCGACCCTGCGCGAACGCATCGGCCTTAATGCTGGAGCCGATGGTGAAGCTCACCGCATCCGACCACGTGGGCGCGGCGTCCGGCGTCATGGCCGCCCCCACCCGCACCGCCACCGTGCCTGCGGCCGCCCCGTCAATGCGCGGGTACACCGCGCGGATCAGCTTGTTGCTGTACGGGTCATCCAGCGACAGGCCGGTGCGCTGCAGCAGGCCGGGCAGGGCCACTACGCCGTCGTCGCTGTTGCCCACATCGAACGCTTTCAGCGCCGTTGTGGTGCTCAGCAGCAGGCGGGCCTCGTTGGGGGCGTACTCGTTGCCCGTCCAGGTGGTGGTGTCCCAGTCCCACTGCTCGCTGTCCGCGCCCCAGGTGCTGCTGGTGGTGTAGTCGATCTGCCCCGAGGCGCCGTAGGTCACGCTGTCCAGGTCGCGCAGGCCCCAGGTCTTGGTAAGCCAGTTCCACACGCAGGCCTTGTTGCACAGCGTGGAGCCCGCAAAAGGGAAGCACACCAGCACCTCGTTGCGCTGCGGGTTGCTGGTGACAAAGGCGCGCCTGTAGTTGTCGCTTGTCAGGTTGTCAAAGATGTACTTGCGCACCAGCCCGTCAGCAATGCTCACCATGCCCTGGCCGGTGTTCAAGATGACATCACCCGCCGACAGCACCACGTTGCCCAGGGGGGTGTTCACCCCGCAGCCCCGGGCCAGCATGCCGTACTCGCCGGGCATCTTGCGGAACTGGAAGATGAAGGGCTGGCCCACGAAGCGCATCTCGTAGCAAGAGCGCTCCTTGTAGACCGCCAGCACGTCGCCCAGGGGCAGGGCGTCCACCAGCAGGTCCGAGGTCTCGGCCAGGTCTTGCTCGCCGGCGTCCTTGGTGGCGTCGGTCTCGTCCCAGCTTGACGGGATCGTGCCCGCCACCGCGGCGTGGCTCCACTTGACCATGTGCGGGTAGGCGGTGCCGCTCTTGGTGATGTTCAGCGCGACCAGGTAGTTCTTGAACGGGGTGAGCGCCTGGCAGCGCCAGTTGGCGTTCCAGCCCGTGAGCGTGGCCAGGTCGTTGGCGACGTTGCCGCCCCAGAACTGCGGCTGGTCCACGCCGTTGTTCATCACGAGCACCCCGCCCAGCACGCCCCCGGTCCAGCGGTCGTCCTGTGTGCCGGTGAACAAGCTGCCAGGGGTAATCTCCGTGCGCGTGGTGCCGTCGTCGACGAACGCCTTTTGCGTGCCGGCGTGCACCCAGTACTTCTTGGTGGTGGTCTGGTAGGACTGCACCCAGTACGGCGTGATGCTCGGGGCGCTGAACACCGAGGCCGTGCCCTTGAAGCGCTGGGCGTAGCCGTTCAGAAAGCGCATGTTGGTCACGCTGGACCACATGCCCGTCTCCAGCTCCTCGGGCGACAGGTCGGGGTTCCAGCCCCGGCCGCAGTCGGTGATCTTGACGATGGGCATGTCAGAGCGTGCTGGCGGTCACAAACAGCGCATCCAGCGCCGCGTCGTCCAGCCCCAAGGCGGGCGCCAGTTGCGCCACCAGGGTGCTGCTGCGCTTGACTTCCGTGGCGTACTCCCACTCGATCTGCGCCGCCTCCTTGGCGGGGCTTGGCAGGGCCGCAATGGCAGCGTCCACTGCCGCCAGCTTGCCGGCCTGCAGCAGGGCCAAGCGGGCTTGATGCATGGCCACCGAGGCGGGGACCACGGGCTTGGGTGGGGGTGGCGCGGTGAAGGCACCGTTGACGTAGGCCCAGCCTGGCGAAACGTCGTCGGGGGCGGCCATCCAGCCTTGCTCAGCAGCATAGGCCTCGTCGGCCACGGCCACATTCACCACCACACCGTTTTCAATGATTGCGTAGCGCATGGTTGTACTCCTTACCAAGAGGTGATGCGGGCGTAGCCAGAGCCGCCTGCGCCACCAGCGCCGCCAGAAGCGTTGTATGCGCTGCCGCCACCACCGCCACCAGCAGCAATGCCACCTGCGCCGCCGGCGCCTCCTGCGCCAGCTCCTGGATCACGAGTGCCGCCGCCGCCGCCACCGCCTACGCCTATAGATCCTCCTGCGCCGCCGGCGCCGCCGTTTCCCGTGTTGGCGGCGACACCTGCAGTGCCGCCTCCACCTGAAAGTCCTACACGACTACCACCTGAAGCGCCGTTATCTGCACTGCCGCCACCAGAGGCGGCCCAACCGCCGCCGCCGCCACCAGCGCCGCCATATGCGGAACAACCCCCGGCGGTTGCCCCCAAAGAGGTTCCAGATCCACCGCCGCCTGCGCCGCCAAACCCGCTGGCTAAACCTGCATACGTAGCTGATCCACCAGGGGCTCCTCCAAATTGACCGGCAATTTGACCTCCAATACTGTTGTAGATCGTTGGACCGCCAGCCTGCGCTAATACACCCGCACTTGCGGTGCCACCGCCGCCCCCGCCAGAGGTTTGCTGTCCGCCGCCACCACCATAAGCAATCAATTGAAGCGTTGAACTGCTGAAAGTAGTGCTGCCGCCGTCTGCGCCGGAACTGCCGCTTCCAATGCCAGCACCACTACCGCCAGTGCCACCAGCACCTATGGTGATGTTTTCAGTGCTTCCAAGATCCGCCGCCCTGTATACACGGTAGGTATAAGCGCCGCCTCCGCCGCCACCTGCAGGATTGCCGGAGCCGGCCAATGTTTGACCACAACCACCGCAACCACCACCGCCAGCGCCCCAAATCTCCACCATGACCATCGTCTTGCCAGATGGCTTGGTCCAGGTGCCGGAACTGGTGAAAAGTTGGACGTCTGCTGCAACGGTGTCCCAACTGGGCGATGTGCCGTCAGTCTTCAAAAATTTGTTTGCATTCCCGGTTTGCCCAGGCAGCGTGGCCGTTACCCCACTAGAGGCCAGGATCGCGGCTTGCACTTGAGCCGTCGAGGCGGCCAACGTGCTGTTGTCCGTGGCCGCTTGGGTGGCCACCCGAAAACCTGACGCTCCGGTAGTGGCCGCACCGGCTGCAGCACTCAAGTCCGTGTGCGTGGCCGACACCGCCCCGGTCACGTTGGGAAACGAGGCCTTGACCGTGCTCTTGATCAGGCGCAGGTGGTCGTCACCCTCGCTCTTGGGGTCCGAGGCCGCCGGGTAGGTGGCGTTCAGGCCGTTGATGTAGGTCGCGGTCTCAACCGTCATAGCGTCCTCACTCTCATCGCAGAACCCGAGCGCACCGCCGCGTCGTCAGCCTGCTGCAGCGCCTGCACATCGGCCTGGTACTTAGCCTCCCAGGTGGGCATGCGCTCGTCGTTGAACACGTAGCCGCTGGCCTCAGCCAAAGCGGCGAACAGGTACACGCTGGGGTGGTTGGTCAGCAACCAGTTGGTGGGCGTGGTCGACAGCGCCGCAAAGCGCTGGTAGTAGTCCAGGCTCACCGTGTAGACGGCATCCGGCGTGGGCCCAAACTGGATCGCGTTGCCCACAATGGCGTAGACCACCGGCTGGCCGTTGGCGTAACCGTTGGGGTATTTGCGGTCCAGGATCTCGGGCGTGACCACCGACAGCGCTGCAGGGGGTGTGGTGTTGCTCAGCGAGATGTTTTCCATCTCCAGGAAGTCGCTGGGCAGGGTCACGGTCTGCGTGCCGGCCACGGTGGTCAGCGTGGTGTTGGTGACCTGGCGGCGCAGGCGCAGGTCTCGCGCGATGCGCGCCTCGGCCAGCGTGATGAAGTCCGGGATGATGGACGTCAGGTCCGACCGCTTGAGCCAGTTGGCCACCGAGGTCTGCAGGTCGGAGTAAGTGGCAATGGCCATGTCACACCCTGCCCTTCCAGATGCGGAAATGCGCCAGCGCCGGGTCGTTCAGCAAGCGCTTCTGGTGCTCCGGTGAGCGGCCCAGCTCCTGCAGCGTGATGGCGTGGTCGTTGAGGTAGCGCTCCACCAGCACCATGGGGATGCTCGCGGCCAGGCGCATGTCGCTTGAGCCCGTTTGCCCCGCGTTGTGCATGGCCTGGGCGCGCTCGGCGTAGGGCGTGCAGTCCTGCGTGGTGCCGGTGACGAGCGCCCCGTCTTGCAGCGCCACGGTGGTCACCACCCCGGGCGCAGCGGCAATGTCCGTGCGCAGCATCAGGAGTTGTCCAGCGGGACGACGTTGACGTTGCCCGCCGCGGTGCCCTGGATGTAGGCGATGTGCGTCAGGCCCTTGGGCACGTGCATGATCACCGAGTCCGCCGGCTGGACCATCACGTCGTTGGCGGTGGCGGTCACGGTGGAGTCGCCCACCTTGACGTAGCACTCGTTACGAGCCGCCACCCGGATGTAGTTGGGGGCTCGACCGGATGAGTCGTTGGGGATTGCGGTGCGGGCCGAAGCCGCACCAGTGGCCGCGGAAAACCCGCTGGCCGTCACGGAGATGAACGCTCCGCCGAAGATTTGAGCCATGTGCTGCTCCGACGTCTCTCGACGCTGGGAGAAATGAAAAGGGGCCCCGAAGGGCCCCCGTGCTTGC